CTGGGTTAATACACAACTGTCACATGCAACCGCACTATCATCGCCTTTGAACAATGCCATCTTCCAGTTCTTATAATCGAATATGGCGAAGCATAAAGCGAGATTTCCGAGCGTGTTCTCGCATATGGTGAACGGAGTGCCAGAGAATTGCTTTTCAACACCGTCAAGTACGACCATTCCAAATTCCCACCTATACAGCATACTCCATTGTGATCTAAATTCTGTAAACCACTCGGCAACACCCTCGGGGCAGCCCATCCATTTCAGAAGTGTTTCCGTAAATAGAGTGAAACACTTACGGAATGAAGCATCCCACTCGCTGAAGTCATTACACGCCCATTTAAGATACGGCATAAACTGCGATCTCATTTGGGAGTAGGAATCGTTAATACCAGATTCAGAGTCGTGTGTTGCAAGTATGATGTTCCTGCCATTCTTAAGGCACAATGCGCGGATACGGTCTAGCATGCATCTAGCGTAGGCACTGAAGAGGAGGTTGACCCTCTTCGACATTGCAGCAACGCCTTGCCCGACTTTACACTCTGAATCAAACGCCTCTTTAACTTATGCTTAGTTTGCCTTTTATTGAAAAAGTTCAGAGTTTCTTGTGTCTCAGAGAACGCTTGCTCAATCTCTTTGAGTGCTCCGGGATTATGGCCGACTTTCTTTTGCAGTGATCTCAAGTATGCAAAGGCGTGTTCTCGTAAATGGTCGTCTGTGACCTCCATGTCCCTTTTAAGTCTATCTAGGCTTGAATCGTTACCGTATATGGCTTTGGCAAGCCCAGCAAGTAAAGAATTGGCGGTTACAGCATGTAATCTATCGCACATTTTGAACCGATACCTCCTAGAATATCTTTTGACGAGCGTCGCAATCGTTTGTCTCGTGTTGCTGGATATCTGGTTCTTGGCATATTTCCTACTGCTCACTCTATAAACTTTGTAGGTCTTGAAGTCTTGTTTGATAGCATCCGTTTGAATCTTAAGTCTGCCGCTCTCAACCTCGGGAATCGGGAGGTCGGTATTTATAAATTCATTATTTGGGTCATTGTTCGATTGAGCTACGCGTCCGACAAGATCCTCGACTAACATTTTTGATGATTCGATAGTGACAACGTCAACGGTAGTCTTGATGGGAATTGGT